TCATTATAGAACTTTGCGTACTTATATATAATATTAGGAAAGAGAACAGGAGAAATAGTATTGTTGCGATAGACAGCGACTTGTTTAAAGGGCCTAGTGCTAATATCGAATACCGAAAAGGTGGAATAATCCTGACCCCTTCCTTTACAAACATCTACAGTCATTATGTATTGGTGGTCTTTTATCGGTTCACGATAAATTAATAAATCTCCACCTTCACGCACTTTGCGAGGATTCTTCGCACGGAAACCCATGAGAGTTTCTCCGTCTATAAGAGTATCTCCCGTTCCAAAAAAAGTATTACCAAACTCTTGGTCAAACTGTAGTGCAGATGTATTTGCAATAGTCATTTCTTTCCATTTCTCATCACGCCCAGGCACGTCATCCCAGTTTACGGTAAAAGGTTTAAACTCGTTAGTATTTTGACATGCACTTTCCCAAAGTTTATGAAAGGTATTACCGATACCATTTGCAGTAGAAGTTACAATTACTTTTGTATCTGTACCCGCAGAGATTACTGGATAAGTAGAAGTATAGAATTCGTTTGCACGTTCTACAAATGCAAACTCGTCAAGGTATAGTAAGTTAACTGACATACCACGAATAGAACTACCAGATGTTGCACTTGCAATGATACGACTATTATTACTAAATTCTAATGACCCTTTGTTAAGTGCTTTTGTTCCTGGCTGTAAAAAGAAAGGTAAGTTTTCTAACATAAGAGTTATTCTTGCAAGCATTTCTCTTGCAACCGCACCTTTGTTTGCAAGTATAGCAATAGTTTTTTCGGGATGAAAACATGCATACCATAATAAATATGCAACAGAACTAATTGATTTACCTGATTGACGACACGCAAGAACTATTGAAAATCTATTCCTATCAAAATGTTCAAACATTTCTGTTTGGTAAGGATAAAGTTTAAAAGGTACAAGACCGTCATCTAAAGAAATAACTTTAAGATATTTGTTACAAAAGTATACTGGGTCTTTTACGCACTTAACATATTCATTGATTTCTTTCTTAGTAAACTCATGTTGAACTCCGTCTCGTTTAACATTAATGTTTCCAAGATAAGTATCATTCCTCGGGTTCGACATCAATTATTTCTCTACTATCATCTTTCGGTTTAATTTCTTTTAACATACGTTGTAGTTCTGTAGTAGTTCCAACAAAAAGATTATTGGTAGTACTTTCTAGTTTCTTTACTTCGTCCGTAGATTTTGCCTTTCTCATCTTTATATTAACATCTAATAATTTATCATTGACATCAGATATTTGTTTTATCATATTACCCAATACTTCAAATGCACGAGGATGTTCAGACTCCTTTGCAACTTCTAACATTAAATCAAGAGATTGTTTACTCTTTTCTATAAGTTCATAATAGGTATCACGACTATATGCGTAATCTTTATCTATATTATCATTTTCTATTTCGTTCATAATCGGTCTCCAACCACCCCGTTATAATGTATTTATCTTCTTTTAAATCTGGATTTGCACGATGTCTATGTGTGTGATATGCTGGCCATATAACTAATTTACCAGTTTCAGGTTTTACTGATAGGTTTTGATACATAAAATCAGTATATCCAGTATCAGTATCATTTAAATAAAATGTCCAAACACCAAACCTTTCTCTAAAGGTTTCCCATTTTGGTGAGAATACTGGTAGTTCAGAATGCCATGCGGTAAATCCACCACCTTTCGTACTTTTTTGAAGTTTATATCCAGTAATAATGTAATAACCTTGTCCCGCTCTTAATTCTTCTAAATAATTTTTTACATGTTTATTAATTATAGAATTTAATTTATTATAGAATCGATTAAAAGAACCAAACTGGTCACAATTACTGATAGATGAGTCTTGTCTACTTTCATTAGAAACATTTGCATAATTGATTCCAACTTTACCAGAGATTATCTTGTTTTCAAACCAAGATATCATATCATTACAAAACTCTTTATCTAGAGTATTTTTTTCTTCATAAATCATACATTACTTGGATTATCTGAGTCAACCTCATTAAATCCATAATCACTATCTGCACTTACTCCATTTGGTGTTGGTGTTATTTGTTGTGTTTTTATATAATCCCCCCCACTTGCACTGTCAATAATAAAAATATTATTACTAACTTCACGAATAATTTTAGAAGTGTTGAGAGGCCCATAAAAGTTTATTTTCATTTCAAAACTTAAAGTGTATACAATAGTTCTTCTTTGTTCTATTGCACCTTCAAAGTCATCTGAAAAGTTTGTACTTGTTAAAGTGATTGGTACATCTTCTGTTAAATCTGTTATATTACTAAAAGGTTTTACAGTCACGGTATATTGTGGTGTAAAAAATGGAAATATTTGTTCTACTATTTGTAGTGCATCGTCTTGAGATTTTGCGTAAACATTTAAATCGAAGTTAATATTGTATGGTGTATGAGAAAATATCTTTTGTCTTGTTGTACTACTACCACTAACTACTTTACTTATATTATTCATTTTATTTAGTTGTCTAGTTTCATCGTAGTTAATACTAGATATTTCAAAAGACATTCTAGGTAATTTAATTGCAACTCTTCTTTCTGCTTCCTCACCATTATTCATCGCTTCAAGTCTTGAAATGAAATTTCTTTTTGGTGCATATGATAAAGGCACTTTAACTTGAGAAATAGTTTGTCCCGCAGAATTCTTTCTCAGTACATATAAATTATTAAATAAAGAACCAAAGACACTTACTGCACTTCGGACTCTCTTGTGATAAAAATAAGTACCAAACATTACGATACATCCCCAAATGGATTAGACTCACTAAAATCTAAAAAGTCAGACTCAAAGTCATCAAAAGTTTTATTCTGATTATCATTCAGTATATCATTTATTTGATTTATCAAAGTTGGTGTTGCAACATGATTACTTTGGTCTCCAATGATACTTTTAGTTGTAGTCCATTCATGGAATAATCCATCAGTTGCACCACTATGAATTAGATGTAAAGTATTACCAGAGTCAGATGCAAACGCAACTTCACCTTTCATTTGATAAGTATCAAATATTTGTGTAACCGTCTCACCTTGAATAAATCGACCACCACCTGAGTCAAGTGATAGATGATACTTAAAAGAACCTTCGGTTTCAATATCTTGTACAGTATCAATACCAGTATCAAAGTCTTCACCACTATATTCAAACAATTCACATTGTAATCTAAAAGTAGGGAGTTGACTCAACTGATAAAAAGGTGTTTCTGTTTCTACTCTCCTGATTTCAAAACAAGAGTTTGTTAAAGTTAAATAAATTAAATCTCCCTCTCTTGGTCTAAAGTTTTGTTTCTCTAAATTAGAACCGACTAATTGTGACCATCTTTTTCTTGCAACAACAAAATTTGCTTGGTCTCTTAATTCAATACCAAACTTCGTAAATAGGTCACCCTCTCCCTCAAAACCTTCTGCATTTTCAATATACATTTCAATCTTATATGCATCAGAGAACCTAGAAGGTACATCATCCAAAAATATTTTATCTAAATTTTTAACTTCTCTCGGTAGATAATAGACATCTTGTCCATACATCTGGAGTGCTTCGATTGTTATATCTTCGTAAAGTTGTTGTTCAGAACGAACCTTATTTTTAAAAAATTGATTAGTTGCCACAATCTACCCCACAAAGAAATTAGGCGGATAGTCGTACTCGTTTCTTAATTTTTCTATTTCTTTTTCTATTTCTTCCTTTGCATCATCAATCAATTGTCTACCATTTAATGTCACACCGCCTGGAAGTTGCATTCCTTCAAACTTTCCTAAGTTTTCACCCCATTGTTTTTTGATAGCTGCAGTGCAATAATTTTTTAAAAACAAATTATCGTATTGACTACCAACAGTTTCTAATAACTCAATGTACATTTCAATCATAATAAAGTCACCGACCTTAAGGTCTCCACCATCTTTTAAATCACCAAATATTCTTAATTCATCAGCGTATCTATTATATTGTATTTGTGGATGTCCAGTAAGTTTTAAATCAATCATTGAAAGATATTGTTGCATGTGTTCGTAATATGCAAGGTCTCCAACCCCAGTTGCTAAATCTGCAAGGTCATTTAATCGCATTTGATATTTGATATCAAAAAAGTTTACATTTGAAGTAGAATCTCCAATCATAAAAACTCTTACGACATCAAGTATTCTGTCTTTAAAAGTATTATCTGCAGAACCAGTTGGGTTAGTTATATTTATTTTTTTATTGTCTATATGTGCTTGAGTTATCTGTACTGGAAAATATACTCGTATAGAACCATCAGCCGCATACTCTCTAAACAATTGTAAACCGTCATCTATTCTATCTTCTAATTGGTCATCATCAACATTGATTTCAATAACTGGATGTCCTAATCTTCGAAGACAATAGTCTATTAATTTAGTTCTTGAATTTACATTTCTATGTGCCATATCTCTATTTATCCGTTAGTTAAGTAATGTTCCACTTGCATTATAAACATTTATACGGTAGTGAGAACCCGCTTGTCCTTCTAATGTATCTGCATTTAATCCACTACCATTTGAGTCAACTGTTTTTATAAGTGCCATTACATGGTTAGCATTTAGTGCAAACTGACCAGCTGCGCTATCATAAGTCAATGCGTCTGGACTTCCAGTTGATAATGCATTTTTAACAGTTGTGATTGCATTTGCAGAGTCTAAATCAAAGACACCAGTTGAACTATTGTATGCAAGACCATTTCTACCAGAGATATTATTTCTTGCAATTGTGATTATGTCTGCAGAGTCTACATTTAGATTCCCAACTCTTATTGTACCACTTGTAATAATATCAGAATTAAATGTTGCCTTACCAGCTTCTGACATATCAAGTCTTAATGCAGTAATTGTTGAACCGCCATCATTACCTTGTAGAAAAATATCAGCATCAGAAACTTTTGATACGAGTTTTAAATGGTTAGTATCATTTAACTGGAATTGACCAATTTCTGTACCACCATCTTTAAGTGTAATATTTCCACCGTCAGCATCTAAATCTATTGCATTTGCATCAATAGTAATAGTTCCAGCATCTGTAATTGTAGAACCGTCTATGGTGATATCGTCTACTATTAATGAATTGGTATTTAATGCAGTAGATACTGCAACATTAGTAAAGGTTGCACTATCTCCGATATTAATATTATCAATGTTAAGTGTTCCAACTGCAAGAGTAGTTATCGTTGCACTATCGAATACTGCAGAGTCACCGTGAATAAATTCTGTGGTAAGTTGTCTAATATCTGCGGAGTCAATGTCTGCTTTAGGTGCAACAACCATATCATTAAATGTCGCCTTACCAGCTTCAGACATATCAAGGGTAAGAGCAGTAAATCCTGCACCTCCATCAACTCCACTAAATAGTAAATCAGCATCACTAACCATAGACTGAATTACAAGACGATTTGTGGATTCATATAGTCTTCCATATTCTGTCCCACCATCTAATAGTTTTACATAACCAGAAGCTGCATCAAGAATGATGTCTCCTCCAACATCTAATGTGAAATTACCAGCATCAGAAATAGTAGAACCATCTATTGTGATATCATCTACTTGTAATGCATTTGTGTTTATTGAATTAGACGCAATATTTGTTATGGTAGCAGAGTCAAATGTGACATTTGTACCAGTAATTAC